CCACCACCACTTGATCCCCCACCTCCAATAATTATAAAAAGGAATCCTGATCTAGCAGTTGAAGGAGTAAATGTTGCACTTGTCGTAAACGTACTTATCTCAGCTCCTAAATTAGTAACAGCCCAACTAAGAGCACTACCATCAGTAACTAACGCTTTACCACTATTGCCTGATTGAGCAGGAAGTAATGCTGCTATACCTGCTGCTGCTGTTGTCGCTCCAGTGCCTCCATTAGCAACATCTGTTACACCTAATGATTTAAAGAGACTAGAACTTAAAGAACCAACTTCAACCCAAGATTGATTTGTTGAGTTTCTTATTTTTAAAACTGCTGGATCAGAAGATGTATCAAGCCACTGCATAAAAGCAGCTTTAGTTGATGGCTCGCTATTCCCACTATTTAATGTTTGAAGAGCTTCAAGGTTGTCATTAATATCAATCCTTGCTTGAGGAAAAG